GCAACAGCTTCTGCCTTAGCATTAGCGGAGCCGCGAGTAGGCTTAGGAAGGTGGATAACATCACCCTTGTTGCCAGACATTGTCATTGTCTTAACAAGAGGAGCCATTTTTAAAGATTTTTGATATGCAGCAATAACTTCGTCCGACCATATTTCAGGTACAAAAGTTCCCGCTGCGGTTTTGTCTACGGTTGCGTTTGCGGTAAAAAACGCACCAGAAGTTTCATTAGCCATGTTTAATTTCCTTTATCTTACGCGCTTCTCCGCATACGCCCTACGAATTTCGGGTTCCATGCTTTGATAACGCTTAGGGTTAGTCTTCATAAGTTCAATAATATCTGCCCTTCGATAAATCTTTTTAGATGGGGTTTCAGAACTACCTTTAGCCCCGCCAGTAGAAGCCTTTTTTACAGCATCCTTTCTAGCATCTTTCTCGTCTTGAACAGCAGTTTGTGACATCTGCCTAATCTGTTTCCATTGAGAAAACAAATTGTCAGCAGCTCTACTGTCATACTGTTGGTCAGCGCGAGTTAGAAGCTCAACGCGAATTTCATCACTTTTTACCCAATTAATAAAATCTGAGCTTTGAATAATTTCTTGCGCGTCTGGATGTTTGTTAATCAACTCCTGCTTGGCCTGGTCCTGTCTAATACGCAAAGTATTTTGTTGAGCCTCCTTAATAACAGGATGGTTCGCAATCTTACTTTCCATAGCTTTGTCAGGGTCAGCAAAAAAATCTATTTCTTCAGCAGGTTCAGGTGCTGTTGTTTCCGACTGTTTGAGAATGAAGTTATCTACCACCTTTCGTAATTCGCCAACTTCAGCTCCTTGACTTCCCAATCTGCTTTCGGCTTCTTGGTGCATTTTGGCTACTTCAGCTATTGTTTTACCTTGGTACATTGGTGAAAGCTCTGCTTCCCCTTCCGAAGTGACTTCTTCTTGGACAGGTTCTTCCACGCTATTTACTTCATCTACCTCTACTTGGTCAATTAGTGTTGCCATTATTAAACTCCGTTAAGACCGATTCTAGCTACCCTTCTGGACTATTGTTCGGCTGCCTTACGTTCTAATTCCATCTTTTGCTGTCTGGAACGAACCCACTTGTCTGTTGCACCTGGAAAATGTCCAGAAGCGGGGTCGAGACTACACCTAACAGCAGAGATGACTCGCTTTGCTACCTCATCACATTGAGGACAATCAATCTGTTTTGTTTCACGTGGAACAAGTTTTTCATTTACATGACCACGCTTGCACAAAAAATCAAACAGAATCATCGCTACCCTCGTTTACATAATGTTCAACGGTAGACTCCATATTAAGCATAAAGGCGAGGATATTTAATTGTCCTTTACGGAAATATAAATCCTCGTTGTCCTTTGTTACTTCTACAGAATTTATTTGGAGAGCATTATTTTTTAGCTCTTCCATTAATACTTTCCAGCCCTCTGTACGAAACGTATCTTTAAGAGCTTGGTAATGTTTTTCTTCCTCTCTTTCCACCCTTTGACTCCTTATTAGCTTCCTCTAGCTTTTGGATTCTTTCTTCTAAACCTTTAACGATTCCATTAATCTGATTTAGAATGTTCTGCATCTCAGTATTAGTAATCATTATGACAAAGCCTTAGCCGTTTCTAGGTTAAGCCTTCTTTCCTCCAATAGTTTGTCAGTTACCTTCATTCGCCTTTCAAACTCTTTATCATCCTCATTACCAGCCTTTAAGTTAGTAGCAACGGCCTTAATCCTATCGTTCTCAAGTTCAACAGGAATAGCCTTGGTTTCTTGAGCAATCTTCTCGGCTCTGGCCTGAGACTCCATAGCTTGACCATTAAGAGCGTTAGTCTGAGACTGCTGAAACTGCAACTGTACTTGTTGTGCTGCTTGAGCTGCTTCTTGAGCCTGTGGATTAGGTTGTGAGGCTTGTTGGATAACTTGAATCAATTGCTCTCTATTGGAGATGTTCATGTTATCTATAATTGATTGTATTAAAACTGCATACAAAGGAGAGTCTGAACCCATAGTTTGTAATAATTGAACTAACTGAGTTACTTCGTATTCTCTTGCAATAATTCCCAAGGAGGAGGTAACTTCAAACTTATAATCGTTAACAGGATACATCTCAGGTTCAAACTGCATATACCTGTGTGCTACTTTTGTTACGAATGGTATCAAAAAAGACTCTTGGAAGTTAATAAGAGTTCTTTTGTGTCTCTTAATAATTGCTCCAAGGGACATTGAGATACCAGCAGCGGTAGCCTCACCGTTAATAGAGCCAGGTATTCCAGCAGAATCTATAGCTCCAGTAGCTGTTTGTACCATCTTTTGAAGTTGTTCAGCTTGGGCAAAGGTAATTTGAGAGACTTGTCCAAAGTTAAACGGCTGCAATACTTCTCTGGGGTCGCCGTTAGTCAATAGTATCTTGCCAGGACGAACTTCTGGCTTTGCGCCTCTTGGTAGACGGGTAGCGTCCATTGCCATCATAGGATGTACAGTTAACGCTAGAGCGTCTATTCTAGCCCTTAATTCAGCATCTAGTGCTTTTTGTGAGTTGTATCCTTTCTCACATACACCTCTACCCCAGAATCTTCCTGGCACTATATCCCAAGGGAAGGCTACGACAGGTCTATCGCCCATCATGTAGGGGTTTCTTTCTACTTTAAGTAGAGTTCCCCCATTAGCAATAACAATAATACACTCAATGTAATGACCATCTTCCTCTTCAATCTCAAAGTCTTCTTCATCTTCTACAAGATATTTAGGAACTAGACCGTAGTATTTAGTAAGACGAACCTTATCATCAGGCTGGTCAATTAACTCAGGGTCAGGGTCAAGGTCGGTATCATTATAAGCTAGAGTGATGTCCACGTCCTTGTAAACACCACTTTCCTGTAGAAGCTCTACTTGGTGATATGGGACAAATTCATCAACAGCAACACCAAGAGCCTCTTCAATAGAAGTTGCTACGGGGTCAATCAAGAAGTTTTGTGGGAGGATTGGGCGAAGTTTACAGACTGTTCTGTCTGCTATGTTTACTCCTACTGCTTGCATCTGTCCTTCCATTATTGGTTGGGATGCAGGTTTCATTTCTTTTTCTTCTTGCAGAACTATTTCTGCAACGCCAGTCCCATAGACTGCGGCGTTTATTAAGCACTCAGCAACACTTTTTCTAGCTTTGTTTTGCTGAAAGTCTCTATAAAGCTGTTCTCTAAGAAATACAACATCTTGAGGCTCACCATCCCTCAAATCATCCTTAATATCAAAGAATCGTCCTCTTCCAAATGTAGCTTCTTCAATTTCAGCTACTGAGGATTCAACCGCCTGTTGTAGTGCGGGAGATATAATTTGGCTTCTTTCTGAGTCACGAGTCTTATCTTCTGCGGAAAATTGCCCCCTCCACAGACGGTTATATTCTTCAAACCTATCCTGGTAGTTATTGTCAAAGTGGTTACGCCATGAGTTGCATTGCTCCATAACCCAATCTTCAACGCTTTGTAGAATTGTAAACTCTTCTTTATTAAGCATATTAGTAACCAGCTACCATATCGACCACATCAAAGTGGTCTTCTTCAAAGTCATACGAATAAGAGACGTTAGCCAACTGGTCTATGTAGGCCAAGGCATCTACCATGTCATCGTGTGTTAGAGCGTCAGGAAATTGAAATAGTTCATCCATAAATTGAATATTCCATTCACCTTTGCTAAGGTTAATAAGACCGTTCTCAAATCTTCCTTGTAACGCCCACATAACTCTATCGGTTTTCTTCTTGTTTCCGTGGGTTAGTTCTTCAACCCTAAAGAAACGAGAATACTTCTTCATTAAGTCAGTTAATGGAGACATTACAGCTTGACGAGCTATACCCTTCTCTATTCCTACAGAGATGGGTTGATAGTCTCTAACAGCTTGAAATATCTTCTGAGCAGTTTGGTCTAAAGACCATCTACCCGTAATTATATCCTTAACCCACCATCCTTGGCTACCCACCTTTACCACGGCGATAGATGTGTTGTCAAGATTTTTAGTTTTGTTTTTCTTCCCAACTTCCTCAAAGCCAGCTAAGTCAATGGCTATATAGTAATCGCCATCAGGCTCTTCCTCTGAAAACTTAACCCAAGACTCCTTGAACATCTCGGAGCCACGGGCCTCAAAGGATGCCATGAACTCCTGCCTAAAGGCATAGGAGGACATAGACATTTTAGCTTGGTCAATCTCGCTTTTTTCTAAAAGATTATTATCATAACTGGTGTAATGCCATGCTTTGAAGTTTGGGTCGCCACCTAACTCGGCTTGTTTGTAGAAGTCATAAAAATGGTTTCTACCCATTGGGGTTCCAATAAACAAAGCACTTGCCTGTAAGTCTGACAGAGCTGGGCGTAAAATCAACTCCCATACGTCAGGCTTCATGTCTGCGTATTCATCTAGTACAAGGTAGGCTAGGGAGACACCACGCATTGTTTCGGGTCTATCAGCTCCCTTTAGAGAAATAGTAATCCCGTTAATTAACTTAATCTGTAAATTATTAACGTGGGAGCCTTCAATCATGTCTCCTCCCAACTCTAGGAGGAGGTTCCACATAATATCTCTGGCTTGGCCTTGGGTAGGTGCTACATAGAATATGTGGCCTTTAGTAGCTTGTAAGGCGTTGACTAGAAGCAAGTAAGCCGCAAGACGGGACTTACCTGTCCTACGGCCTGCTGCGACCACTTTAAAGCGGGTAGAGTCATTCCAGACTTCTTGCTGCCAATTTAATAGGTTTATATCTAGGTTCATTTAGGCTTCTTTACTTTTTTCTTTTTAGCCTTTTTCTTCATACCGCCGTAAGAACCACCGTAACCAGGCATAATTATCTCCAGTTTGAACGTGCTTTGTTTTGAGCTTTTTTGTTTAGCTCACCGTAATGAAAGAGCTTAACACTAGAACTTGTGTGTTTAGCCCCAGAATGTAACTCGCCATTGGGCATTTTGTGAGAACCACCTTTATGGAGACTTCCATCTTTTTTGTAGTGATTAACGCCTTTCATCGGGATATTCTCCATGTTGAATCATGTGTGCTATGTCTAACGCCCTCTGACCCACCTGAGAGGCCCACAGAGAGTTTAAAAACTCCATTGAGGCCTCTGGGTAGTCTTTTGTTTCCATCAGCTTAAGGGCCATTTTAAAGCCTCTGAGACGGGGTAAGCCAATATTGAAGCAAATATTAATCATTGCGTCTTTACGGACTCTATCTAAATCATCATAGAAACGAAAGGCATTGGTTAATTCTTCATCAGTTCTTTGGATGTCATTAGTCAATAGGGTG